AGAATTTTGTTTCAACTTTAAAGTTGAAAACCTTAAGTTGCTACCTGGTGATTATGAGGTTACTATTAGTAAACAGAACGCATCTCTATTCAGAGACGCAAGTAGAGATCTTGAGTATCTTATCGCCCTAGAACCTGATAGTAAGTATGAAGGATGATTTTCTATGGGTAGAGAAGTATCGCCCACAGAATATTGAGCATTGTATTCTTACAGATGAACTGAAGGGTACATTCAAATCTTTTGTTAAGAAGGGCGAAGTTCCTAACCTACTTTTATGTGGTAGTGCTGGTATCGGTAAGACCACAGTAGCAAAGGCATTGTGCAAAGAACTAGGAGTTGATTCTTATGTGATCAATGGATCAGATGAGGGTCGTTTTCTAGACACTGTACGTAATAATGCTAAACAGTTTGCATCAACTGTATCTTTAACCTCATCGTCTAAGCATAAGGTTATAATTATAGATGAAGCAGACAATACAACACATGATGTCCAGTTATTACTGCGTGCATCTATAGAGGAGTTCCAAAAAAATTGTAGGTTTATTTTTACCTGTAATTTTAAGAACAAGATTATTGAACCACTTCATTCTAGAACAACTGTTATTGATTGCAATGTCAGAGGAAAAGACAAACAACAAATCGCTGCTCAATTTTTTGAACGGTGTCGTGGAATACTTACCGCAGAAGATGTACAGTTTGATAATGCAGTGGTCGCTGAGGTCGTCCAGAAATACTTCCCAGACTTCAGAAGAACACTCAACGAACTCCAAAGGTATGCTTCAACGGGGTCTATCGACACTGGCATTCTGGCGGTACTAAATAACGTCAAACTTGGTGAGTTAGTATCTGCTTTAAAAAATAAAGAGTTCTCTGTTGCACGCAAGTGGGTCAATAGTAATCTCGACAATGATCCTAATGCTATACTGAGAACAGTATATGATAACTTATATGATTCTCTTAAACCACAGAGTATACCTCAAGCGGTTTTGATTATCGGTAAGTATCAATTCCAATCAGCATTCGTTGCTGATCAAGAGATTAATCTCCTAGCAGCACTAACCGAAATTATGGTAGAGTGTGAATTCAAATGATTATGAGCAAACTAATGAGTAAACGTGAAAAGATCAGAGCACAAATGAAATCTAGATTTTATTATTGGTTCTGGGGTGCAGCAACTGTTGCTGTTGTAGGTGGACAACTTTATGTTGGTACATCATATCGTGCTATGTCCAAGTCCTTAGATGCTTGGTTTAATACTGCAATAGAAACATTGCTTGAAAGAAGAGGTATATACAGACCTTTAGTTCCACCTCCAACAGGTGATTTTAATCGTGATCAAATAGATCTAACTGAGTTGGATCCTGATGATTACATTATCTGGTTAGAAGTTGATGAAGAAGTCTGAACTTATACATTGGAGATTACAGGCAATGCTAAGAGAGCATTCATTTAGTGATCTCTCATACTTAGGTGTTAGGAAAGATAGTATTGGTATTCCACAGCACTGGTATAATATCGGTGGTAATGAAGTACCAGTAGATTCTATAGAAGAATTGGAGAGTGTTGAAGAATGAAACTTAAGACACCTCTAAGGTATCCTGGTGGCAAGTCTAGGGCAGTTCCAAAGTTATTGCAGTGGTTGCCTAGTAGAAAGATTACAGAGTATCGTGAACCCTTTCTAGGTGGTGGTAGCATGGCCATAGAAATGACCAGAAGATTACCTGAGGAGATACCCATTTGGGTTAATGATTTATATGAACCGTTGTATAACTTCTGGGTTCAGTTAAGAGACAATGGTGACTATCTTCATCGTGAGTTAATGAGAGCAAAGAACTTTCATCCTGATGAAGAGACTGCAAAGAAATTATTTTTAGATGCAAAGGAGCAATTAAATGAAGATAACACCGACCCGAAGGACCGAGCGGTACTTTTTTATATTATTAATAAGTGTTCTTTCAGTGGCCTTACAGAGAGCAGTTCATTCTCAAAAGCAGCCAGCAATTCCAACTTCTCCATTCGGGGAATTGAACGATTGCCAGAATATAGCGAACTCATCCAACGATGGAAGATCACTAATGTTTCCTATGAAGAATTAGTTTCCGATGAAACATTAACATTCATCTATGCAGATCCTCCTTATGATATTAAGGATGCTTTGTATGGACACAAAGGTGATAAGCATAGAGGATTTGACCATGCAAAGTTTGCAGACACTATGGACAAATGCTTATGTAATGTTATGATAAGTTATAACAACCACCCTGAGATTATTCAAAGATTTCTAGAGTGGTGTCAGTATGACTTTGCTCATACTTATACAATGAGATCCACAGGTTCTTACATGTCGGATCAAACAAAACGTCGTGAATTAGTATTAACAAATTATGGGAAGTTTGGGGGTTCGTGTACTGCCATCGGGTAGAGCACAACTATATCATACACGTAGAGGTGCATACTCTACATTTGGCACAGATATACAAAGTGCTGTGATTCAAGGAGGAGAGATCCACTGTCAAACTAAGAGTGGCAGAACTATGATCTACGAAATCAATCAACATGAAACTGGTGTTCGTGGTCCTATTAGAGTGTGGTAACTTATGGATTTGAAATTTTATAATCCTGCTTTCTTTGAGATTAACAAAGATGCAGAAGTAAAGGTAGAGGAGATTGGTCAATGGAAGAGTAAAGTAATTACCATTGACAATATTTTCAAATACCCTGAGGAGATGAGAGAGTGGTGCTCTAGTCATACACTAGAGAGGTCACGTAGTTGGTATCCAGGTTGGCAGCAGTGGTTAGAATATTCATTTGATCCTATCACAAGATTTCAGAGACTTGCTCTAACGGAGCACTATGGCATTTATGATGCACAGTTTTGTTGGAACGTTTCTGTAATCAGCAGTAAGACAAAATGTTTGAAGAGATCCCTTTTACCTCATTCAGATACAACTCACATGGCATTTAACTATTGTCTAAATCACGATGAGGAAATTACTGATAAAGATGGCACTGCATTCTATCGTGTAAAAGAAACTGGAGAAGAAGCAGTATTCAGAAACCCTAGTATCTACAGAAAGGA